CGTTACCGGCATACTACCTACCTGCTCCGACACCGGAAGACTACAAAGCCGGTTCTTTTTTACGGTATTTTTACAGGAGAATAAACCAACCTATTTTTGTAGAAATTTCTAAAGAGGATTACAATGCATTAAAGCAACAAGACAGTAAATACGATTGGGCGGTGACTAATCCGTTTACCGTACTGTGGACTATTACCGGAGATAAGAAGCACGTAGAAAAGACTAATCAAAACGTTGTTCTGATAATACAGCAAAGAGCTCTTAATAATTTAAGAGGGTTAACTACCTACTTTCAGGGCGATTATTTAAAGTTTTATAAGGAATAGATACTGCTTATAATACTAAAAATAGTTATGTTTTATATAGTAGAAGAAGATACACAAATACAATACTTAGTTAATAGCCAGTATGAGGAGTGTTATGTTGAAATTATAACAACAGGTTATCAAGAACATCCTCAATTAACTGATCCATGTTTGGTGTATATCCGCCCGCTTACCTACCACAAAGGATTGATAATACCTGTTAATCATTCAGAAGGAATTAACGTAACGTACAGTAAGATACTTGAAGTACTTGAATCAATAAAGACTGTATATATACAGCTTGAAGCTGATACAAATGATGACGAAATTCTCAATC